ATGTATGTCATTGCAAAAGAACTGATTGGCGCGCCCGGAATGCCTGCTACAACAAAAGGTATTCGCCAGGCATTACAACGTTACGTACAAGGGAAAAGCTGTTGTTCCCGTCGTCGCTCAGGCTCTAAAGCAACTGAATACAGCATCGACTGTTTACCTGAAGTGACGCAGCAGGCATTACGTGAACGCTACGCCCTGCAACTGATGACGCAAAAAGCCGATGAATCACCGGCTCCGGTGGTGACAAAGGCCAGACGCTCACCTGCCGTGGTTGATGCGGTGGAGGCATATCGCGGATCACCCCAACTGATGGTCGAACGCCTCAATGCCCTGACTGAAAACCAACGTAAAGTGGCAGAGGCACGAATAGCGATCGTCAGCGAGGTGCTGAAAATCGCGCAACAACCCGGCTTTAGTTGCGCTAAGGCTATCCGGTTCCTCGTTAACAGCCTGGCACGATCACAACTGGACGAGCGCATTGTGGCAATGGTTGAGACGGCGAACGCCAAAAAGGGAAACAGCCGCGCGTTGAGTGAAATCACGCTGAAACGCTGGATTGCGGCCTTTAACAAGGCACAGAACGCCGCTGAACGCCTGCTTTTACTGGCACCGGGTAAACGCCAGGAAATAAAAGCCGAAGATATTAACTGGCTGCCCGAATTTCTGGCGCAGTATCGCCAGTCAAACGGCCGACCAATGACCGAGGCTTACGAGGATTTTGTTGCTGAATGGCAGCACCGGCACGCTGATGAGCCTTATATGCTCGATATCATGCCCTCTTATGACACCATTCGCCGCGCAATGAAGAAACTGCCGGAAGTGGTGAAACAAAAAGGCCGGGTAACTGGCAGTGAATACCGTCAGCTTGAGGGATTCACGCGCCGCGACTGGTCCAGAATGCCGGTGAATTATGTCTGGATTGGTGACGGTCACGGCATGAAGCTGAAATGCGCGCACCCGGTTCACGGGCGGCCATTCGCACCGGAAGTGACCTTTGTTATCGACGGTGGCACGCGCTTTGTGGTGGGCTGGAGCCTTGACCTGGCTGAAAATGTTTTCGCCGTAGCCGGTGCCATACAGCACGGTATTCGCCATCATGGCAAACCGTTTCTGTATTACTCGGATAATGGCTCCGGGGAAACCGCCGACGTCCTGGATAAGGAGATTGTGGGGATACTGCCACGACTGGGGATTAATCACCCGACAGGGATTGCCGGTAATCCGCAGGGACGGGGCATTATCGAACGGCTTAACCGCACATTACCGATGCGCATAGCCCGTAAATACCGCACCTATTTCGGGAAAGGAGCAGATCGCGAGACGTTACGTAAAACCAACCGCGATTTACGCTCGGCATTCAGTGCCCTGCAACAGGGCAAACGGCTGAACGCCCGGCAGCAGTCAGCGATGCGTGATTTACCGTCCTGGTCTGAACTGATTGATGCCATTCGTGACGGTGTTGAGTGGTACAACAACCGGCCGCACGATGAATTACCCATGAAGCCGAACGGTAAACATTACAGCCCGGCGGAGTTCAGAAAAAAACGCCTGGCGGAAGAGGACACGGAAATTGAATGGCTGTCCGATGTTGAACTGCGGGATATGTTCCGGCCGATGGTGGAGCGCCCTGTAAGACGCTGTGAAATACGCTGGCTGAATAATATTTACTACGCGCCCGAGCTGCGTGACGAGCATGGCCGTAAGGTACTTATCAGCTATGACATTCATGATGCCGAACGAATTACCGTGCGCCGCCCGGATGGCAGCGTGATTTGCGAGGCGGTATGGGACGGCAATAAACGCGAAGCCTTCCCTGTCAGCGCGGAATACTACAAACAGCAGCAGCGCCTTAAAGGCATGCGTAAACGCGCAGAGGAAAAAATCCGTGATGCCGAGGATGAGGTTGTCAACGTGCTGGAGCACAAGCCGCAGGAGCCCTGGCTGGAAAACATATACCGCCCTGTGGGTAATACGGTGACCGTTCAGCAACCGGTCGCTGACGATGAACCTGATGAAGAATACGAGCGTAATTTCCAGCGGGGATTGCAACTGCTCGAAGCGAAATTAAAAGAAAGTGATCCGCTGGCCTGAAATAAAAAAATAACCCGAGGGGTGACTCAGGTTATTTGAGGTTTCAGTCTCGGAGAATGCTGTCTCAAGCGAGGTGAATAATATGACCGATATAAACGATGTAATCAAGACCATTGATGAACTTATTGATGGCGGCGTACTGACGCAGTATGCCATCGCCAGAGAGGCGGGAATTTCCGACGGCACATTATCGGCTTTCCGCAAGGGGAAATATAAAGGCGATAACGCCGCTGTGGCTGCTTCCCTGCGCTCCTGGTATGAGAACTGGAATAAACAAAGCGCACTGCCGGAACCGCCGCAGTTTGTGGAAACTCAGACAGTCCAGGAGCTGCGCGCACTGTTTCAGGCGGTTCGCCTGATGGGCTGTATTAACGTTATTGTGGGCGTACCGGGTGTGGGTAAAACGGCCACTGCCCGTAATTACTGCCAGGAGCAACCAAACACCTGGATGATCACCCTGTCACCCGCGCACTCCAGCGTCACGGAGTGTCTGCTGGAGCTGGCCGATGCGCTGGGGATTGATTACACCCGCGCGAACAAAGGGGCATTATCCCGCGCCATCCGCCGTCGCCTGATGGGAACGCGTGGACTGGTAATTGTGGATGAGGCGGATCATCTTGGTATTGACGGTCTGGAGCAACTCCGGGCAATTCAGGACGCCACGGGGATCGGGATGGTGCTTATTGGTAACCCGCGCGGATTGTTTAAAGGTGGACGCCGCGCCTTTGATGATTTATCGCGCCTGTTCAGCCGTCTTGCCCGTACAAAACAACTTCGCAAGGCCAAAAAGGCGGATGTGCTGGCCATTGCCATGGCGTGGGGGATCAGTGGTGAGGCCGAGCTGGCCGTCATGCAGGCTATCGCTGAAAAGCCGGGAGCGTTACGCGTTCTGACACATACGCTTAACCAGGCGTGGCTCACCGCCAGCGGTGAAGGCGCGGCGCTGACAGAAAAACATATTAATGCGGCCTTTAAAGAGGTTTATACCAACCCTGAATTACTCTCACAGGTGTGATTATGGCGGTATTTAATATTCCTGATATTTACGGACGCTTTTACCTGGTTAATTTCGATAACGTGAAGGTGATTTCACTGGCCGAAAATAAAGAATGTGGCGATTTACTTTTTGAATTTAATGACCGCACACGAATGGTGATATCTGCCGGACTTGATCGCGAAGGTGCGACAGAAGTTTACAGCGGAATATGCCGTTCTGTTGGTGCGAAACAAGTCAGCTAAATGAGGTGTTATATGAATATGCAATCCTGCGGTAACAAAATGAATTTATTCGACTCCCTGAACAGCGCGCGCCGTCTGACCGAACTTGCCGGTGCGGTACTGGAACGCAGTAAGCGCTATCCGCAACGTTTTGCACTGAAAACCACGCCGCCGGTAGGCAACGTGCAGGGAACCGGTGAAATTGAAATCACCATACAGACCAACGGCCTGCGCCGCCGTGTGAAGGCCACCCGCATCAGCGGCTGCACGGTTTACTGGGAGGTGTGAGGTGAAAAAAAATCTCATTGCATGGGCGTGGTCGAGTGGTCTTATTGAGTTTGGTTACGTCCTGCCGGAAGGTGCATTGCCGATAGTTGCCGGAAAGCCTGCCACGGTACGGCATGTGATTGAGGTTATGGCGCGTCATGGACGTGATGAACAGGAGCAGTTACTGGTTCCGGGGATACCGGAAGCGGTGACGGAGGAAGAAGCCTTTAATGCCATGATTCGGTTCTGCCGTGAGGTCAGACGCCGGGTCAGTTATCCAAACAGAACGAGGACCAGAGGATGAGTAAAGTCGTACGCATTATTTTCGAATACAAGGAAGATGTTATCTGCAAAAACTCTGATGGCAGCACGCACAGAGGGGTAAGTCTGGATATACGTTCAACCGGAATAAAGAAGAAAGATAATGGACCCGCCATGATTTTTGGGGTGGTTATGCTGGCAGAAAGCAGAAACTTCGCAGAGTTTGTGGCAATGAAAGCCAGTGCATTCATGAAAGACAGAGGCATGGCTTCCGGGGTTATTAACGGTAATGAATTTAATCAACAGGGGTAATTCCATGAGCAAAGTACGCGTTATTTTTGAATTTAATCATGTTTCGCATGACGAAAAGTTGGCAGGCAATGACTGTGTTGAAGTGCATGAAAAGATTGGAGTGGATGTGAAAACAGAACGTGATACGGATAACAGGCCGACGTCACTCTGTGACGTTTATGCAAGTATTCTCCAGTATCACAGTCCTGCAATTATTCAGTTTCTCTCAGCGGAATTTCAGGCATCTGCACAGTCTTTTGGAGCGGATGCCATCATTAAACGCCACCGCGTGCATAAAGCATCAGGCACACTGCAATAAGGAAAAACAAAATGGCTAAACGCGTTACAAAATTAAAGGCCGCAGCCGAGGCGGCACCGCAGACCCGGGAAGAAGTCAGCCGTGATATCCGCACCCTGGGAGATATTCAGCGAGAGGCGCTGCGCCTGGAAACGGCGATGAATGACGAAGTGGCAGAAATCACCGCCCGTTATACGCCGCAGATTGAAAATCTTAAAAAGCAAATCAAAGTGCTTTTTAAAGGGATTCAGGACTGGTGCAAAACTAACCGTGATGAGCTGACGAACGGCGGCAAAACCAAAACAGCCAATCTGACCACCGGAACGGTGTCATGGCGGCTGGGAACGCCATCATGCAGCGTCAGCCGTGATGTGGAAGGTGTGATTGAAATGCTGCGCCGTATGGGGCTTGAGCGTTTCATCCGCACGAAAGAGGAAGTGAACAAGGAAGCCGTCCTGGCGGAGCCGGATGCTGTGAAAGGCATTGCCGGTATCAAGGTGAATAAAGGCGCTGAAAGTTTTTATGTCGAGCCTTTTGAACAGGACGCCGGACTGAATAAATAACACCACATTAATCAATTAAATATCACTTCATTTTAATTATGGCGCTCGCGTCAGGGGACTGCTTGCGCCTGAAAACAGAAAATAAGGGTTAAGAAATATGAAATACGTTTATATCGTCATTAATAATGTGGTGGGGAAATAAATCATGATTGATGCAAAAGTGCTTGAAGGGGTTAAAAACTGGCTGTGTATTTATGGCCGCCTGACCTGCGGTGTACTGGCTGAAAAAATGAATATGCCGCCATCCTCCATGGTTTATTTTCTGCGTGATGCGGTTGATGCAGGCGTGCTGACGGAATGTAACGGTTTTTATGATATTCCGCGCCCCCGCCCGGTGCAGCCGGTTCGTCGCAAATGCAGCCAGGAATCTGCGGCTGATGATGTTCAGTGGTGCGGCTTCAGAAAATCCCTGCCATGGATTGAGGGGCATGATATTCCGTCGATGGCGTGGGAATTTGCTCAGGGCGTTCTGACCTGTGAAACCGTTTATGTGGTGGCTGAAGTTGATGAGCAGGCCATGAAAGAAGGCGTGCCCCAGTTTGTGATGGCGTATATCGACATACGCCTGGGCGTCATTATCTGCGGTTTAAGCGGCTGGAATATCACTGAACATGTTCTGCGCTACCTGATTGTTGACCGGACAGCAGCGCCTGCCGGGATATCTGCGGAGGTGGCGTAATGTTCTTTAAAACATCAAACCCTTCCGCGCTGGCTGCGTGGCAAAAATACCAGCAGGACTGCCAGAAAGTTAAGGATGAGGCAAAACGCCTTGAGGCCGTGCTGAATGTTGCGTGCCGGTCGGTATTTGTATCCGGTATCAGTGGATTTTACTTTAAGGGACTGCGTTTTACGGAGGACAAATATCCTTTTCATCGCGACTTATGGCGAAAACCGACTGCGTCGAATGGCTGGAGCTGCACACCGCGCACATCACGTATCCCTAAAACCCTGCGTGTTGCCTCTGATGAACTGAACAGTCTGTGGCGTGAATATTCGCCCGTCACGTATGCCAGAACCGATGCGCTGTTGTTCTGGTTGGGTATTGATTTCTCGGCAATCCTGTTTGGCCCTGTGAAGTGGTTCTGCGTTGACGATGTGATTTACCTTCAGTGCGGCGTAAAACCCGCAAAACAGAAAATGACCGAAATACTGTCTGATGAGTTTTATGCTGCTGAAAAGCGAGTCAGGGGGTGATGCATGATGAAATTACAACCCATGGGACTAAAAGGTCGCGCCCCCGCTCATGTCCGTCCGTGGACACCTGAAGAAGATGCGCTGCTGATTGCGCTTTATTCATCCACCCCGGTTAAGGATATTGCTGCCAGAATAAAAAGAACTGTCTGGGCTGTATATAACCGGACTGGTGTATTGCGCAGTTCATACCCGGAGTTACTGAAATATAAACACCCAAGATTTACACCTGATGAAGATAAGTTTATTCGAAAAAATGCCAGAACAATGACCTGCCAGCAAATGGGAGAATATCTCGGACGTAATAAAGATTCTGTCAGATGTCGGGCAGGAATGATTGGTGCTGGATTAACAAAGTGCGGAGAGTTACGCCCCGGCACGCACATATCTGATGATGATGTACGTCTTATACGTGCGCTGCGTGATTCCGATTACCCACGCCGTCTGTCATTCCGGGAAATTGGCGAAAAGTTTGGAATATCTGAACATTCTGCTCACGCAGTTTATTACCGTCGCCGGACTGCCGAGGACGCTGTATTACGGGAGTTAACGCCATGATAACGACCTTATTTGTTGAATCAGATGAACCTCTTGTGTGTGCCGCCGGAATGCCGCTCTGTGGCGGAACGCTGACCGGTGTTTATTTCGGGGATTTACGCGGTTATCCCTGGCATTCACTGAATGATGCTTTCCCACCTGATATGGAGGCTGCCGTGCTGATTGTTCAGTATGGTCACCGTCAGGAGCTGCGCATCGGCCATATGGGGTATGAAGGCTTTTTTGTTGATGAAGAAACCGGAGCCTGCCTTGAAGATGAAGACGGACAGGTGACGCACTGGTGTCATATTTCGGCTTTACCGGAATTACGGGAGGTGAATGCGTGAGAAGTTATATTGATAATGAAAAGCTGGAGACAATAAGCGACTGTCTTAGCTTGCTGGCAAAAATCAAAGAAACTATTGAAGAGATTAAATTTCAGCTTGAATACGCACCATGTGGCGATGATGCATGGCGTAATGCTGCCAGAAAAGCACTGGCTGTCTTTCAGAAACAACGCCGGGCTGTTGAATACCGCCTTGGGCTTTGTTGA